TCTCTGGAAGAAGTGGAACTTCAACGATTGGAATACCAAATGCGTATGGAGCTACATATCCTGCTGGACCACCAAGAACTGGAACATCTCCACGGATGATGCCTGAAGCAATGTCCTGTGGGTTAACGTTCTGAATGTTCTGTGATGTTGAGTATAAGTAATCCTGGATCAAGTTTGAACCTGATAGGAAGCGAAGGTCTGTACGACGTTGCTTGTACTTACGTGGGAGTGCCTTAAGAGCTGCGTTGAATACTGCACGGTCAAGACCTGTTGCTGTATTTGCGCCCTTGATCTGTGCAGCGTCGACTACGTGGCCTGAAGCCTTAGCCTTCTTAACTACACCATTGAATGACTTGTAAAGTGCATCGCTTGTTAGTGACTCATCACCGTTAAGAATAACATCTTCGATGTCATTTCCTGCCTGTGTTGCCATCAAACGTGCAATGTGATCTTCAAGATCTGCACCTTCAATATTGTCTTCTAGAGACTCTGTTGAAAGCTCCCAGTCCATGCGAAGCTTCTTAGTTGTGAGAGAGATTTTTGAGAAAGTAACACCGCTGTTTGAAGCTGTGTTCTCGCCTTCAGATGCAAGCTTAACAAGCTTTTCTCCTACTGACATACGATCAATCTCTGTTGTGTCAGACTTCATTCGGACAGTACGTGCAACCTTACCAATTACGGTAGCATCGAACATATAGTCCAAGAATCGTGCTGATTGTTCTGGGTTTAGAAGTCCACCATTGCCATTTTCTGAAGCAACGTGAACGCCTGAACCACCAGTTGTTGAGCCAAAGCCAGTTGATACTGTTGTACCTGCTGCTGCAGCCTTTTCTAATAATTCATTACTCATTTTTATTTCACCTACCTTATTTTAGTTAAAGATTTCATTTACGGAACCGAGGAAAGCTCCTGACCATTTTGATTTTGATTTAGTAAAAACCTCAGACCCGCCAAGGTCAGAGGACTTCTTGATTGCTGTGTCGCCTTCTACGGCATCCACACGCTTTTGAACACCATCAATGGTGCCCTTGATTTCTGCAACAGCCTCACTGAGGGCATTGCTCTTTTCTGCCAAATCTGCAATTCTAACATCTACGCTCTTGCTGAAAGCTTCAACAGTCTCTTGGATTGTTGTTACTTGTGCTGCATTTGCTTCAGATGCCTTATTGAGAGTCTCTGAGAAAAAGCCTTTTAGATCGCCTAACATTTTTGCAAAATCAGGTTCATCAACCATAACTTCTACTGCTTCGGCTGCTTTTTCAACGTTATCGGCAGAGGTATCTTCTGTTGCAACTTCTGCAACTTCAGATGATTTGTCAAAAAGATTGACGTTTGATTCATCTGCTGCTTCAGCAACTGGTGCTTCTTCAACTGGTGTCTCAACTTCTGGAGTAACTTCAGCTGGAGCTTCAACAATTGCTTCTGCAACTACTGACTCTTCTTTGCCTACATTAAGTTTTTCCATGTCATTACCTCCTTCTACGTTTGCCTGTTTTGCTAATTGTGTTTCAGGCAACGGTAATCTTGACTTCTTAAATGAAGCAAGAATCTTGTCTATTTCTTTTGATTTGTTAATATCAGAACTTTCTACCCAGCCTATTAGCGATGCTGGCTTTCCTGATATTGGTGATTCAAATGTCTTTTCTGTTGACATAAATACTGAATCACTTTCTTCGCAATAAAAAATGTTTTCTGTTACAACCTCTGTTGCTAAACCTTTGTAAATCATTTTGCCGCCAACTTTCTCTATGGAAAAAATGTTGCATAGCTCGTTTGCTGGTGAGTCAACAATTGATAACTCAATAAGATCGTAGTCTTTAATAAATCTTACTTGCTCTCCAGTTGCTTTGTTCATTTCATTATCTGAGTCATTAATCTTTCCGCCAATAGAAAAACCAGAAAGAGTGCCGTCAAGAACTTTTTCCCAAGTATCTTGTGCACCCTTTGAAATATATGATGTTACGTAAACACCATTGTAAAAATTTTGAGACTTCTGGTCATAGTATGTTTCAGGTTTAAAAGAAACAACTTTACCAACTGCAACTGACTGATGCATCTCACGGAGATTTCCTCTGAAATTTTCAAACGCTTTGATACTTGCTTCCGCTGTTACAACGTCGCCTGTTTGATCTATGTTGTCTAGTGTTGCAAATCCAGAGACAGTTCTGTTTTCTCTGTTTACCTTTGTGAAGGGAACAGATAAATGCAGGTTATCGCCATTGCTGGACCAGTGTGATTTCTCGATGTTCATATGCTTAATTTTATAGGTTTATCTACTCTAACGCAAATAGCAGTCGATTAAACTTATTTGACTTTGGGACCATCGCCTTTCGCATTTCGGCCTTCCCCATTTTTATCTGGGGCATTTTTGGCTCGCTCTTGGTCTCGTGACCTATTGCCTGTGGATTTAGCATTTTGGTCAGCAGCCTGCTGAGGCTTTAATTCTACTACTTCGTCGCCTCCGTCACGAGGAATCATATTCCTTCTAATTCTAACTTCGTTAGGAGTAATTACCTGCATTCTCAAATAGATCTCGTCTATCTGGCTTTGTGTAATTTCGTCAGTAAGGCTGAGCTCGTTAAACTTCAATTCAACGACATCTGTCTTTTCTGCAATTAAATAGTTTAATTTCTTTTCAAGTCTATCTTGGGCTGGTCTACAAACCTGCTCTTTAAATGTTTTATCTGCGTCACGAGCATTTGCAAGAGAAGCACCTTCAGGCAAACCAATCTTATTGATTGGAACTCTGTGGGCTAAAAGGATTTCATCTCTATTTGTTTTACGATAAATATTAAATGAAGACTCTTGCTCTCCAGCCTCAATAGGCTCCATTTTGAATTCAGTTTTTGAATCTGGTGTATCTGCAGGCAATGGAATATAAAGAGATCTATGGTTCTTTCCCTTTAGGCCAACCTGGAAAAATTCAAGAAGCTTTCTTTCTGACTCTGGTGAAAGCTTTGCTCCTTTTACTGTGATAATATATCTTGGCACCGCCTTATTTTCAAAGTAGTCTAAGTTATATCGTCCCGCAAATTCGTTACCCGCAAGGGCTTGCTGAGCAGCAATAATATCTGGCACTCCGTAGTAGTTATTGTTTGGAGTGTACTTCTTTAAATGAATAATTTCGTTTGGTCGGTCTTCTTGGCCAGCAATAGGGCTAAGAGTTTCTAGGTCTCCAAAGTTTCTAAAGAAAACAGCCTTGCCATAAAGCAACTGAATAAATCCGTCACGGAATCTACGCACACGCATTGTTTTAGCTGGTATGTGGCCGATGTAGCCTATGTCACCTGCTGTTGTACGTCCTATCTCAATGTAACCGTTACCTGTAGCCTCAAGGTCTGTGTAAGCCTTTATGAGGGTCTCTGTGAAAGACTCTTCCTCGTTACAATCATCAAGCCATTTATCTAAATTTGTTTTAATTCGATTAATCTTTGATCTTGCTCTATCAAGCTGCTTTGGATCAGTTATTTCGTCCATTGCGTCTTTTGCTTTTGATGTCTCTGCAAATGTATACCCTAGGCCTACAATATTAGAAACCTTTGCATTAATAGCTGCATAGTTATATGTTGACACTTCGTAAATTCTTGATAGATACTCTAGATTATATGTTGGCTCAACTAAATCAAAAAGAGCATATCCGCTAATTGCTTGTTGCAATAAATTTTGCTGTGTGCCTACTCCAGATGTTCCTACAAATGCTTTTGAAAAATCTCTGTTTATCTTGCGCTTAAAATTGCTTCCAAGCCCTCTGAGTTTTTTAATATCATCTAAGCCGATGTTGAATGGATCTTCGTGCTCCTCTGCTTTCTTAAAGGAGAACCAGTCGGCTGTATTTGAAATATCAATTGTTTGTGATTGTGAATCTGACTCGAAGTCTTCTACATATTCAGCTCTCAATGTACTTTACCATCCCTAAGTAGTCCGTCTTTGTAAACACCAATATCTAGTGGGTCTGGAGTAAGACCCCACTTCAATCTTTCATGTTGGTGCTCAAACTCTTCATCGTCAATTTTTCGTCTTCCAGACAAGAACTTGGGCTTGCCTTCATAAATACCGTATGACTGAACTTCTCTTGCCAGCGCATCGATTCTGGAACGATTGTCTTTCATTGATGTTATAGACAAAAAGTTACCGTCGTCGTCGCCAATCCATCTGCCGTCTGGCATTTCCCAGACGTATATACCTAGTCTGGTTTCTTCTACGAATCGAGTATTTTTATTTAATATTTCCATGATGTAACATATCATACCATTATTCCTGGCCCAAGTCCAGAGAATGTACTGGCTATGTACAGAATTAAATAGATACTGCTTCTGGTTGTACCGAAATTACTATGTATGGGGTAGAATCTGTACCAGATGTGGACTCTGCTATTGAAAATGAAGTATCTGAAATAGGCTCTGAATCTATTTCTCTGTACATCAAGTAGTGTTTTGATATCTGATAGGATGAAAGCTCATAGTCATATAGGCCTAGGTTATTGTAGGTATTTGATCCGCCGCTTTTAGAGTCTGCCT